ACTACGAGCAAGATACAAGCCAATTCCTAATGTCTGAACAGCCTTTTTAAGTGCATCAGAAACAGCACCCTTGACTTCATCACCAATGTCAACAGGATCTCCCTGTTTTGACATTTTGATCTTCTGCCCACCAACGCCTTCGCGTGTGATCGTTTTGCCTTCAATTGTTGCCTGAACGGAAACATGAGCGACGATAGATGTCCCAAGTTGTTGCCACGATTTCACGGTGAATGACCAGTTTTCAACACCAATGATTTTGTTCATTCGTGTAATGACTTCGCTGATCGGAATGTAGATCAGGTTCGCTCCACCTTTATTCAACTTGCGCACCATCTCTGGTGGGAAAGATTCTGCTAACTGTTGGTAGATCTCGCTCATGTTATTTTTCCTTCCGCACAATGATGCTTGTTTTTAGTTCTCCGACTTCGCAGTATTGATCTGCGTTGATGCCGAGTTTGGACAGTTCTTTCACTCTCCAATACGATGGCTGTACATATTCCAAGAGTTTCAATGCTATTTCTTCTGAGGTCATGATCACTTCACCAGTGTCCATGTCAACGGAAAGATCTCCTAGCCTGCGCAATACTTCTGACGCAATGTCTTCATGTTTCCAACCCTTGCGGTCAAACGCTGACTTCTTTTCAATGACCTGACCGTTGGATGCGGAGTGTTCTGAAGCATCAATCTTGTCAGAGAAAAGGTTGGAATATTGTGTAAACATTGACGAAATGTCACCTTTAATTGCGTGCAACAAAACCAATGTGTCACACCAAAGTTGTTCATCGTCTTGTTCTAGGTTCCCTAAAGCCATATCGCTAATAGCAATTAGTGACTTACGGAATTCTGTTAGCGCGACTAGACGCTCTGACTTATCCCATGAATTTTCGCTCATACGAGGGACGGAATTTTTGAGTCAAGCGACAGGGAAATGCGAACTAGTGTTTCAATACTTGGGGAGAAGTGACCGTTCTCAATTCGGTTGATTGTTTTGCGATCAACACCAGCAATTTCTGCTAGTCCTTCTTGGCTCAGGTTTTGTTTAGTTCTAGTTTCACGGATCCATTCAGAGAGCAATTCTCTGCTTTGGTTTGTTGCAGTTCGTAACTGCGTTTTGGTTGGCGTTTTAAAAGCCTTTTTCATTTTGTCCCCTCTCGGGAAATAGTGGTATAGGTTTATTTCACACAATGATACTGGCTCTCTTGCGTTGAGGCAACCCCAAACCAGTTAAAAAAGTAAAAGCACCAACTGCCGAGTCCACTTGGTCATCATGGGTGCAAGCCTCTGGAAACGAAGATATTTCGTCCAACCAGTCTGTGATCCACTTGCCTCTCACGAGCCGAACATTGCCGTTTGCGACAGCGGCGGCGAAAGGTCTTGCCCTTGTCTCCTTGTCGCCCGATGAGCGGATTCCTTGCAAATCCCAACCCGGAACCACATAGCGTGCATATTGGTCAATTAGCGCCTTACCCGAGGAGCCCGGTTCCTGCTCCATCCTTATGGCTACTGATTTCCCATCCTCTTGGGCGGTCTGTGAAATCAGCGTTTCTACCTTGTCCGATTTAGCCCTAACTTTACGAACATCCATAATGTAGGAGATGCCTTGGTCAAATAACATAAGGGTTCCAACCGTCCAGTCGGGGTCAGTATTGCCTGAATGGGGTTCAGTCGCCGCTAAGTCCCAGTACCTGACAGCACGGGCTTGGGAGGTGATTTCGGGGACATCGGAGCCATCAATAATCGGGAAATCCGTTCTGTCAAATAATGTTCCAAGAGTGGTTGCCCACCAGTCGCCCATCTCAAGTCGTCGCCTCTCAACAGGGTCAAGGACGGATAGCGCCTGACGGTATGACTCAGCATCAATTCCCGGGTTGTCAGTTAAAAATGATGGAACAAAAAATCTCTGCTCATTCTTTCCCTCAACGATAAACCGTTGCCTGACCCAATTAGGGGCTGGGTTGGACGCTGACCTCATTCTGAGCGGAACCTTGGAAAGCGGACCCGAAGCAGGGCGACGCAAGCGGGAGAACATATACCTGTAGTCACTTTCACGAATTTCCGTGACCTCATCCATGCCTATGAACTGAAACTCAGAACCTTTGTAACGAAGGTAGTCGTTGGTGTTATTGAGATAGCCAAAGGAAACACGGGCGCCAGAAGGGAAAGTAGCCACATAACTGTTCGCATTCCAGTGGACATCCTCGTAGGACATAACCCAGTTTCGGAAACGATCCATCAAAGCACCCGGCAACGCCAAGTCGGCGTAGGTGCGACGAAAGAGGATCGCAGAGTAATTTGGGACATCTACATACTGCAAAGCCGCCATAAGCAAGGCGCTACTTTTACCCCCACCAGCAGCCCCACCGAACAGACCCTCCAACGCATAACTACGCAAAAAAACTTTTTGAGTCAGAGAAGCCTCTTCAGGACAGAACAAAGATTCCTTCGGTTGGAGATACTCGTAAATTTTATTCCAGTCAGCCATTAGTCCTCGTAAAAATAGTTAGATACATACTGTAGTATTGCATAGGTCTTTCATTTGCTAAGGTGACGGTCTAAATGAACATTTTACGAAAATTACAATCTTTCTTCACGCGCCGCAACCTTGCAAACTGTTTGATGGTTTTATTCGTCGCAGGAATTTCAATAGGTACGGGTCTCATTTTCCTACCAGCGGGCTTGATCGCCCTTGGAGTAACCTGCGGAATCTATGGTTACTTGTTGGGATCTGAATAATGGCGTGGAATAGCGAAAATAATAAAGATCTCAGAAACAGCGCCGAAAAGGCAATGTCCAATCCCGGTGCGCCCATTGCTTTTGACATGGGACGAGTTGGGAAACCGTATAAAGATGGTTGGGATATTGACCGTGCATACCGCGAGGGAATGCAAAAAGTTACTTGGGTGTTTCGTTGCATAGATGCAATCGCAGGAAACCAAGCAAGACTCCCCGTAATTCTTCGTAAAGGCAACGATCAGCGAGGCGAGCAAACAAAAGACAACAAGCCCCTACTAGAGATTTTTAACTCCAAGTCAAACGAAGGCGAAAACTCTTTTGCTTTCAGATACCGCGTTTCTGCTCAACTCTTGATGAGCACAAGAGGCGTATTCATTGAGAAGGTTCGTTCGCGAGACGGAAAAATTATCGCCCTTCAACTTCTCCCGCCACAGTACACAGCACCGATTCCTGATGCAAAGAAGTTCGTGCAAGGTTTTGAAGTTGATATGCGTAACGGAACAAAGTTTGTTCTAAAGCCTGAAGATGTGTGTTGGATTCGCAGACCACACCCGCTTGATCCATATCTTTCAATGACCCCAATGGAGTCTGCTGGTATCGCTATTGAGTTAGAGAACCTGTCAAAACTTTATAACCGCAACTATCTCATCAACGACGGACGCCCGGGCGGTCTTCTCGTTGTTAGAGGCGACATGGAAGACGATGACAAGCAAGAGTTGAAGAACAGGTTCCGTGGAAACATTTCACGAACAGGATCAACAACAGTGATCGCTTCAGAGTCTGGTGTTGATTATGTGGACACTTCTGCTTCACCACGAGATGCGGCTTACACGCAGATGCGAGAAATACAGAAGAACGAAATCTTCGCCGCCTTTGGTGTTCCTGAATCTGTAATCGGTAACGCCTCGGGGAGAACTTTCTCTAATGCTTCTGAAGAACTCCGTGTATTTTGGATGGAGACAATGGCTCCACACCTTCACACGTTGGCGCGAGCACTTGATGAACTTGACGATAAATACTATGTTGACTTTGACACCGAAGACATTCCAATTCTGATTCTCGCAAAACAAGAACGCGAACGATATGTGATGGACGAGTTCCAACAGGGTCTCATCAGTTTGAATGAATACCGTACTGCTACTGGTCGTAAAAAAGTTGATTCTGAACTTGCTGACAGTTTGCTTTCCAACCCGAACCTTACGCCAATTGCGAACACAGAGAAGCCGTTTAAGCCTGAAGAACAACAGCCAGTTGACATGGCGGGTGTTGATCCAAACGCCGCGCCTCCGGGTCTGCCTCCACAGGAAGGCGCGATGGAGATGCCTGTTCCTGCACCACCAACACCAGTTCCAGCGCCTGATATGCCTGCTCAACCTACGGATACGGCGGCACTAACACCAGATCAGCAACTTTCTGAGTTTGAAAAAATTCAGCATGAAATGCAACTGAAGTTTGTACAAGAACTAGAAACAAAAGCCGACACAGATACAGACAGATGGACGGAAATACTTGACCGTGCTCTTGAGCGCATCTTTGAAAGACAGCAACGAGTTGTTTTGGAGAAGGCTTTTGGCAAACGAGGAGTGAAGTCAATATCTAGCGGTGTGCTAACAGTTGACATGATTTTTGATCGCGAGATTTGGGACAAGCAACTAGCAGAAGATCTAGAGCCAATCATTTTGGCTATCTACACTGATGCCAAAGAGTATGTCGCCTCCCGCACTAGTAGCAATGTAGTGATGGAGCCACAAGAGGTTGAGAAACTTGCTCAGCAACAAATAGAGCGTATACAACAGGCGAACACCACAACGGCAGAAGAAATTGCAGCGGCTATAGCCATTGCGCTGATGGAAGAAGACGAAGAAGAGCGTTCGGTGCTTTTGCGCTTGGCTTTGATCGCCATTTTCTTGAAACTAATTTCCAAGCGTCGCAGGGATATTGCCGAACATGAGGCTCAGGCTTCATACAACGGCGGTGTCTTCTTGGCTGGCAAGGAAAACAATGTTGGTATGACAAAAACTTGGATTACTCGCAAAGATTCGCGTGTGCGTAATGCTCACAAATTCCTTGAAGGCAAAACGGTTGAGTTCGGTGACGGGTTCATCGTTGATGGTCTTGCATTGCGCTTTCCCGGTGATCCAGTTGCTCCGCCTGCATTGACTTTCAATTGTCGTTGCCGTTTGCGTTTTGGTTTCACTGAATAGTATTTTCAGTAAAATACAGGGGTTATACTTAAAGTGTTCCCGTTTTGGGACTCCAAATAGTTTATTGTTTAATAAACAACTTTTAATTGGAGAACCATGTCTACGACGATGACCGAAACACAGCAATACAAGGCGCTACAAGGTCAGTTCAACATTGACGAAGCGCAAGGCGTAGTTGAATGTTTCGTTGCGGGAATTGGCAACAAGGACAGTGTCGGCGACATCATCGTTCCGGGCGCTTTCACAGACAGCCTCAAGAGGCGCAAACCCCGTGTTGTTTGGGGTCACAACTGGAATGAGCCAATCGGCAAAGTTCTTGAAATGTACGAAGTTCCACCATCGGATCCACGACTTCCAATGAAGATGCGTGCCGCTGGTATTGGCGGTCTATATGCCAAAGTTCAGTTCAATCTGAAATCAGAACGCGGTCGTCAGGCTTTTGCTGATGTTGCTTTCTTCGGCGAAGAGCAAGAGTGGTCAATCGGCTACAAAACCCTTGATGCTGATTTTGACCCACAGCGCCAAGCAAACGTATTGAAGAAGGTTGAACTGTACGAAGCAAGCCCTGTTCTTCACGGCGCAAACCAACTTACGGGAACAATCTCAATCAAGTCATTTGAAGGCAATGACCAAAAAGGTTACATGCGTGAAGAAAATGGCAACATTACTGAAGCGGGTCGTTCGCTTCTTGCACGCTTCATGGCGAGCAACATGCAACGCAATAAGCCACAGGCAGAAGCGAAGCCAGAACAAGACGATGACGCAATTGATGCACCTATGCCAAACCGCAGTCGTGAAGAAAACCTTCCCCTTGCCTTGGCAAAGAAGTTTGGTGGCGCGGTAAGGATTCGTGAATCAGATGCAAATAGCGCAATTTTTGACCACCGTGTAGAAGGTCAAGGCATCATGACGATGCGCGTTTCATACCATTACGAAGATGGACAATTCATGATTGGCGAAGCCACAAGGGTAAAGCCACAGGTTGTTTACATCAATGTTGATGGAGATAAGCCAAGCGGTTCTGACGCTGAACGCAGGTACGAAGACCGATACAACCTTGACGCGGATCCTCAAGTACCAGCAGGCGTGAAACCAAAGTCACCTGAAAAGGCTGACCCACTTGGTGGCATCATTCCACAAGAAATTGTTACCGCCCGTACCCGTGGATACGGTCCGCGTCGTGGAAACCTTGAAAAACTGCTCCGCTACTGGCGCCCAATTATGAAAAAGCCGGGTGGATTCCGTCGTTGTCGCGTAATTCTCGCCAACCACCCTGAACTTTACCCGTTGAGCAATATTTGCGCTTGGCTTCACCATGAAACAACTGGTCTCTGGCCGAACGAAGGATGTCATCATCCGGGCATGAAGAACTGTCGTGGCAAACTACGCAAGTTGAACTGGGACGACAACGAATTCAATAACCGTCTTAGGGGAGTACTCAAGCCCGGCAAATCGCTTGAAACCATGACCGAAGAAGAAATTAAGTCAATATTTGACTTCCTTGACTCTGAGGAAAAGGGTTACGAAATGATGGAGGCTATGGCTGACCGTTTGGCAGAATCAGATGAAACAGAAGAAACCATGAAAATGGAAGATGTTGAGTTTGAGAACGAAGACGAAGGCAACGAAAAGGCTTATGAGGCTCTGAAACAATTCATGAATGATGAGCCCGATTTCATCAACTACATGGCAGATAAGAAAAACTGGGTCATGGAAGGCGATGATGATAACGGCGGAGTTATGGAAATGCCTTACTACAAAGACTCTGACGACGATGATGACTGTGGTTGCGGTGGCGGAGGCAAAGACCCTAAGCAGATGATGGGCATGCTGATGGCGGCTATTGCTGAACTCATGGGCAAAGACGCCGATGAAGACATTGAAGTCAAAGCAGGACGGGTTATCAGTTCACGGAATATGACAAAACTACAGAACGCTTTCAACCTTCTCAAGGAAGTGTTGAGTTCGGGTGGTGTGGCTTCAGAGATTGAGGCTAAGTCATTGTCGTTGGATGAGAAAGAAACTCTCATGGTTTCTTCTGCTGAACGGTCACTGTACGAAGTCAAAGAACTTTTGGATCCAATTCTGGATTATTATCAAATCAAATCAGAAGTCACCGAGGACGGAGTGATCGTTGAGATTGATGGTGTAGAGGACGAAGCATTTGATGCGTTGCTCAACATCATGGACTCAATGTAAATAAAAAAACGGTTTTTAAGACTGTTCCATTTGTAACAAAAACAAAACACTAATATGGGTTATACTTCAATAACAGGTTTACCACAAAAAACAGCAAAATATCAGTGTCTGATGTCAGGCGATAAACGCTTGACGCCATGCTCTGTTTGCTCTAATCCAACAAAGTGTATTGCAAAAACAATGCACTACAAGGAGTCCACGAACATGGCTAGCGAAACACCAACAGTAAAACTTCTTGCAGACGGCGGAATTGAATGCGCCAAAGGTTTGGAGTTAGCAGAATGTGGCTACAAGCCGGGAGCAAAAGTTTGTGGCAAGTGTGGAGCAAAGGCTGTCACGCAAACGGAAGAAGCCGTACCTGCTGACGCAGCACCAGAAGTAGCAACCGAAAAATCTGAGTGGGTTTCCGCTTCAGACGAAAAGGGAGCAAAGATGGAAGAAGATCTCGCAATGATGGAAGAGGGAATGACCCCTGCTCCTGCAAAAAAGAAAAAGAAGCCTACTGAAGTCGTAGATATGGAAGAAGAAGACGACGAAGAAGACATGCCCGAAGATCTTGATGATGAAGAAGAGAAGATGTACAGCGAGATTGAAAAGATGATGGAGCAACGCAAGAAGGCTCGCGCTAAGCGCATGGAAACAATGGGCGTCAAGTCTGCCGACTATGACGATCTTGCTTTTGTTTGCGCCATTGAGCGTCGCGTCTATGCGGGCGGTTCAGAAATCTGTGCATCATGCCCAGGTGGATGTGAACAACAAGACACAATGCCAAGCCTGCTTGAAATTGAAGGCATGGCAGAAAGCATGTTCGCAGGAAAAGTTCTTGACTCTGGCTACGCAGACGAAGTTGATGTTTTTGTTGTTGATGTTCAACGCAAAGATGGAAAGCCAGTTGAGGCTTACTTTGATGGTTCGTCAGGCGAGTGCATGGGCTGGCACCTTTTGAATGAAGATTTGATTGGTGAAGTAGCAACCGTACCCGGACAAAAAGTAATCTCGTTCAGCGAGGCTTCAGATATTGCAACCAAGTCAATTGAAGGCGAAGTTGTTTCTGTTGATGCCGACATGTTTGACGGTTACGACGCTTACGCTGTAGAAATTGAAGGCGTAGACGGAAAGTCATACGATGTTTATGTTGGTGTTGACGGTGAGATCCTCGGATTTGATGAATACGATCCCGAAGAAGCCGCAGACATTGATGCAGAAGTAGCCGACGTTGCCCTTAAGGCAATGTACAGCGAAGATGAGCGTGACGAAATGGCTAAGGGCGGAATGGCTTTGCCAGACGGCTCATACCCAATCAAGGATGAAGAAGACTTGAAGAACGCAATCATGTCTTACGGTCGCGCAAAAGATAAAGAAAAAGCAAAAGCACATATCAAGAAGCGTGCAATGGAACTTGACAAAGAAGACATGATTCCTGCCGAATGGTCGGAAGAAAAGACTCTTTTGGATGACGAAGCGAAAGAGTTCCTAAGCAGTTTGATGGAACTTGAAATGCTTGAAATTGAAACAGGTCTTGGCGACATTTAATGAAAAAAGAAAACCAACCTTTTGACTCAGTGAACACTTCTGGTCTTGCTTTTGACACAAAACAAGAACAAGTGCCCGTAGTTGAGACGCCTGAAGTTCAGATTTCTGTTGTTGAGGTTGAAGTCAAAGAGGAAGTAGTTGTCGTTGAAGAAGCAGTGTTGGAAGTTGAAACACCTGCATCAGTAGAGATCAGCGTTGATGAACCTGTTGAGGATGCACAAGAAACCAAAGTGGAAACGAAAAAGCCTTCTAAGAAAAAAGATGCAGAGGATGATGATGTTGTTCCACTTTCTTTCTTTAACAAAGCGTCAGAATCTAGCGACAAATAGTTGGTTGAGGCGATGATCAAATCGTCTCGCGCTTTTGACGCAAACGAGAGAGTTGCAGAATACCGCAAATCTGTTGCTGCTGTTCAAGAGAATGTTTTGCTGTTCAAAGGTTTCCTTGGACCTACTGTAAAAGACCGACCAGAGTTAACCTCCGTCGGTCATAGAGCGGCGCGCGCTGCGGGGGTGATAGTTGATTCTTTGGGTAAGTTGCGATGCCCACCCGGTACACCTAACGCAAATCAGTTCACCGACATGCAGATGTCCAACTGCCTCACCCCTTCTGCTGAATCAGCAGCACGCGGGGCGGCTTCCATGGCTGGGAAATTGATTGATGGCGCTCGGGTAATTTTCAAATCTGAAAAAGTAAAAAATGGTTCAAAAGCAGCGGCGATGATTGCCCTGCAAACAATGGATTACATGTACGCAGATGGTTCAGATTCAATGACACAATCTACGCTTTTCGGTATGGTTTTATTGAAGTCTGGCGGTGCGCAACTATTGGACTTTGCTACTGACTCGCTTCATAGGCGCGGGAAAATATCTGACAAGAAAAAAGAACAGTTGGAAGCAGTAGCGGGGAAGATTAAACGAGACGCCACCGTTGATGCAAAGAATTTCCTCCTAGCGACATTAAAGCGTCGCAAAGATAAAAAAGAGGATCCGAAGGCTGATCCACCCGTGGTCAAATCGCCTAGCGGTTTCAAGAAAGGCAATAGCACTATTGCGAAGGCAAAAGATTTTGATCCTGTTATAGGTATTGCTGATGCAAACGGAAGAAATATTTCAAGAGATCTCCCTACTGTCAAAAAAGACATTGACACAGTTGAGAAGGCTTCACAGCATATTGCCAATGGCGGAAAACTAAATGAAATAAGTGATGCTTTGGTACTTGACGCGATTCTAGAAAATATTGATGTTTACGACTCTGAAGGCAATGTTTCAGAAATAAAGCGATTTGAGTTACTTGGCACTGGTGGCGGTGTCGTAGGGATGAATCGCTTCCGAGATAGGTCAACAGGTCAAATGTTTGGTGTCAAATACGCTTCACGGCAGTCCATGTGGGATGAGAATGTTCCGCATAGCAAAGCACCCCTGACCAAGGGTGGAGCATCCCGATGGTTTGAACCTGTGAATGAGGTTCTTGCTGTGTCAATAACTGAGGAGTTTGGCTATCCATCGTCTTCGCTTCGCGTGGTTCAAGCAGCACCAACTAGGGCGGCTATGGGTGTTGTTACGGATCTGGTTCATAACTCATACGAAGGGAAGATTCTTTCTTCTGATCCGGAAGTGATGAAAAAAGTTGATAGCCGAAAATTGGTTCATATGCATGTGATGGATATTGTTTTGGCTAATGGAGATAGGCATAGTGGGAACATTCTGTTCGCGGAAAACTCCGATGGTGTTGACGCCATCCCTATTGACCATAGTTTTGTGATGAGCGTTTACGAATTTAGTGATACAGCAGAAAAATTTTCTTCAGGTATTCGTAATCATCCAGTCGGCAACGAACTTACTTTGCGTCATGGTAGATCAGCCGAAAGCCATGGCGAACTAGTTGGGGAAGCCGAAAAGGTTCTACAAGATATACAGAAAATTGACGCAGATTCATTGGAAGATCGCCTTTTGAGCCAACTTGACGAGATGGTCAAGGATCGCAATTTGATAGGCGAATTTGCGATGAACCCTGAGCAGTTGGAGCAACTAGAAACGTTGCAGTCAGATATCAGAAAGTCAGCGTCACGCCTAAGAGAAATGCAAGGGATGACCCCAAAACAGTTGGCAGACATCATTGTTGTACCACCTGCCCCTAAAGCGGATTCGGCATTAGAAGATCTTGTAGCGAGTGTTGTATGAGATACGCCCTTGTAACCCCAAGCACCGATGTTTCGGGAAACCCATATGTCCTACTGGAAGGAGATTACGGCATTTTTGGTGTGGTAGCCCCTGACCCGAAGTTCGCATCAAGTTTGACAAACGAATTGTTTCTGTCCCAAAGGGACACTATTGAAAAAGCAACCTCGGGAATGTCGTATCATAGTGTTAGTACTAATGTGCTGGATGAAAAAAATATTACACTTTTAAGGCAGTTGGCTAAAAAGTGGAAGACAACCTTGCCCGCAGAAATAGCGGAACCTGAAGAACCGAAAGAATCGGCAAAAAATGAGTAGTTATCTCAACCAAGACTTTGAGTATTTCGCACGGAAACTCCGTATGTCTATGCGTATGAAAACTGCTATGAAACGGACGAATATTGTCTCTGGTGAGGAAATTTATTTTAACCCAGATAATGCAAAAACAAAATTCCTTTTCACTAAAGGATCAGATGTTCGTAAAACTCCGCTTGACGGAAGTAGGGCTCTTCTAAACTTTAAAGCAAAACTTTACCTAAAGTCTCGTACATCAAAACTAGGTGCGGAAACCTTTATCGGTGATGAATCCAAGCGCGGTGGATTAGGGAAATGGTTTGAAGAAGAATGGGTTGATATTTCACGCCCGAAAAAAGGTGGCGGATTTGAGTCATGTGGTCGCGGAGACGCAGATTCAGGTAAATACCCTAAGTGTGTAAAGAAATCTACAGCGATGAGAATGTCCGCAGAAGAAATTGATTCCGCTGTTCGCAGAAAGCGTCGTGCAGAAACAGCGGGTAACCGAGAAGAAAACAAGCCGATCAATGTGTCCACATTCAAATCTGATGAGACCACATTAAAAGGTGCGAATATCCCAACGGACAAAGAACTTTATGCGCGAGTAAAAGCCGAAGCAAAAAAGAAATTCAATGTATACCCGTCCGCATACGCAAACGCTTGGCTTGTTCGCGAATACAAGAAGCGTGGCGGTGGATACCGTGTTGAAAAAGATGACGCTGAAGACATGGAAATCAAAGCAGGTCTTGTTGGTTCTTCAAGTGGACTTGGTAGAGCCGCTCAGGCGGTTGGTTCAGTAGTAACACCGGGCAACATATCCCCATTCAGCGCACCTATTCGCTCAAGACTTTATGGCGCACTTATTCCCGGCGGTGGCGGTGGGGCGCTCAGCAGGCTCAAGCCTAATCGCAGGCGTCAAGCACGATGCCCGAGCGGTTTTGAATATGGTGGTCGTTTCACAGACAACCGTTTCTCAACATGTGGAGCGCAGTTGTTTGAAATACCAGGACCACTAGCGTTGCTCGCACGAGCAGCCCGAAGACTTGCACCACCAAAATTGCCAACAGCACGAGCAGAAAATCTTTCAGAAGTTCTAGAAGGTAACCCAAGCAACACGCGCACAATCCAAATTAGTCGTATGGCACAAATCCCGCGAACTGGCGCTTTCCAAAAAGATAAGTTCAACGCTTCCGTACAGCAATCAATATCAACACTCAAAGGTGCACCAGCAGGCGAAGGACGAATGATCCGACGAGATGGTGTTGTTCTACGACCAGTTGTTCCATCTTCTGTTCTTCGTTCATTTAGTGAGAACCCTGACATGGTTGACGGTGCTATGGTTCGTGCAGTGCAACTCCCATCCGACATAGGTGCTGATGATCTTGCCCTTCTTGGTGGACCATCTATGAGCAGAATCTCGTTCGTTGCGCCGAACGGAGTAGTCGTAAGCATTGAGCGTTCACGACCATTTACCATCGGCGAGAAGCGCAAGTTCCCACGAATGATTAACTCTCTTGCAGAATCAAGCACTAAAGACAACATCATTTCTAACATTGAGGATTTCGCCAAAAAATCCGAAGGCGCATTCAAGTTCATCGCTGATACTGGTAGGCTTCCAAAGCCTCTAGAACTCGTTACTTACACAGGTCTTGACGGTATTGAAAGAACAGCACCTCGTTGGCAGTACGAAACCTTCATCAAACCAGACTTGGTTAGCGCAAAGAAGAAAAAATAAATGCTCAAGAATGAAGTGAATTACAAGGCGCTCGCGTTTCTCGCTGAGCAAACTGCAAGTACTTTTAATTATGATGTTAAAGGCGCTCGCGCTCTCTGGGATCCAAGTTTGTCTATTCCGGGCACCAATCGCCGTGGTGGTTGGCGTTGCCCTGTTGGTACAAGATATGGCGGTCAAATCACTGACCGTTACGGAAGGTCTTGCGGGTGGGGTGTTGCTCGGAGAATCGCAAACCAGATAGCAGATATTGGTGAACGGCTAGAAAATGTTGACGACCGTAAACGAAATGCTCGTTTGGCAAAACGGAATGCGCGTGTGCAACGGTTTTTGGCTCGTCAAGATAAACCCGGCTTACTTGAGCGTGGCGCTCGCGGTTTGGCAGACGCGTTAGATGGTGGAGCAACTGGAAAACCAGTAACTACTCCACGCGCTCCTGCTCGTCCACGAATCGCTGTTCAAAATCCTGCACGCATAGAACCTCCTGCTCGTCCAAGAATCCCTGTTGGCGGAGATGCTGAACAACCAGCAAGAGAACCAGCACGGGCACCTCGGAGAAGAGGAAATCTCCGTGAATCAGAAGCACGAAGAATGGACAGAGAAATAGTTCAACCCGGCGCACCACGCACAGGTGAACCACCCGCACCAAATGCTCCACGACGACGCCGACGAAACGCTACACAACAAGGCGCAAAAAGAACTGTTAGAAGAAAACCTGAAGCAGATTTTGTTGACGGTTCAAAACCTGTACCGACAAAGGTGCCACGCAGAAAACCCGCACCAAAACCACCAGAACGACCAGCGGAACAATCATCACCAATTCCACCACCACCCGCATGGAACCCAACAGCAGACGAGTTGGGAGGGAGCATACCGGACGATCGTTCTATCCGTAATGTTGTTAACCGATTTGGCGATCTTCGCGGACTACCCGAAGATGCGTATTGGCGTAAACCAGACTTCCCTGAAGGCGAAGAAAAAGCCGAACTAGAGAGAAGGTTTGGTCGGTATTACGATGACAACAACAAGCGTAATGCTCGTGGCAATTTTGTTAACCAACAAATATTTGGGCAACAAGCAGGAGCGCCACAGCCTGAACCTGAAGCACCTGCACGACGAGCAGGTCCACCGCCACTGCCAGCAAGAGACATAAACCCCCGCAGGGAGTTTGACCAGCAAAGAGACGAGGCTTTAGTCAAAGCAGTAGAAGGGGAAATTGAAAGATACAAGCCGAACGCTTACAATAATTTGCGCAACATGTCCAAAGAAGAAGTTTTGGGAAAGAAAATTAGAGATCAAGAACTTCTCAAAGAGGCTCAAGCAGGATTTGATAGAGCCTTTGAAGACTGGCAGAGTAAAAAGAATGGTAGCGAACGGGAAAGAGACGAAGCCAGAGATAATTTATTGCGAATGTGGGGACAAAAAGAAAAAATAAAAGACGGAGTTTCCGCTGCCGAATTAAGACTTGCCGAAATTGATGCTGCTATTGAATTTAGGCAACGAAATCAAGTTGTTGTACCAAATAATAATGTCAACGACCAGAACGCTCCACGCGTACAGCAACCAGCGCAACCACCACAACGACCAGCAGACATACCAGAACCAGAAGGTGGATGGGATGTCTCACCACCAAAAGCAAAAGATGGTCATGCACCAGAAAAACTGAACAAATTAGGTGAAGACGGTTTGCCTGATGTGAAAAGCGTTCCATTGGGGAACAAAGGTATGGATACCAAGGAGCAAGCAATTGACCACCTAGAAAAAGGTGGAGATTTGGCTGATGTCCCTGATGAGTTATTGGGTGAAGCGCTACACGGTGCAACAACAAGATTCTCTAAATCAGATGCTGGTGGTGGTGTTAACGGCAACATTCCCAACAATATGCATATGTTTACCGACGCCATCACTGGAAACAAGTTTTTCTTAAAATACCAAAGTGGTGCCCATGCAGAAAACGAAGACATTCATGAAGTGATTGGCAATAATCTTGCTGGTAGACTTGGCATGCCTATCGGTGGTGTGCGAATGGATGGAAAACAAAAAGGTGGACCGGGTGCCCCTAACAGCGCTGGTAGGGCTATTGTTTATGAACACGCAGGGAACTACGTTGATGGGGCGCTGACAGACGGAAGAAATCAAGTAGCCGTGTCGCAAATAAAACCCGCCGATCGTGTTAGAGCGACACTTTTGGACTACATCATGGTCAACAGAGACCGCCATGGAGGGAACTTCTTTGTAGCGACTGACTCCAGTGGTAAGAAGCGGTTCGTCCCAATTGATCCTTCTCTTGGGTTTGATGTCAACTGGGGTGGGCGGGCTCACGAAAATTATGATGGTAACGACGAAGGATTACGAGGCTTTTTAGGCAACGATGTTGGTGGTAGAAGAAACGAGATGCTTGCAACATTGAGACAGCAATTCAAAGATAGGCAAATAAGTCGGCGCGAGATACTCTTAGCCGTTGAAGAGGTTCAGAAGTCCATCCGTGAGGCAGAGCGTAAAAACCCGTATATGAATGTTGTTGAAGATGTACTGAAAGCCGGTGGGGATGGAACCGCTAACCCTAGGGGTGGGGATCAGGCTCTTTTGAGGGTTGGCGTAAAACCGCAAAGAAAAATGAAATATATAACAGATGTTGACCCCGGCAGACTTGCTGATTTGATTATAGGATCATAGGAACCATGAGAGCAGCGATCATCACCTCCAAAGACCCACTAGTTCAGGTGGATCCACTCGTCATAGTTGAGGACGATAAAGGGATTATTAAGTATTACTCAAAGGATAAAGATTCCGACAAAAAGGATAATGAACACTTTTTGGCGGTCAAGAAAGGCTCGTCGGATAAGGCTGACCTTGAGAGTATGTTGCATGGGTACTCATACCGTCATGCAGAAATACTTGAGTACAAGGGTTCAAATAAGGATAAAATTAATAATTTCCTAGTTGCCTTGGGTCACAAAAAATTAGATAACAAATAATATATTGACATCAACCTAAAATTAATATCACCCACTTAGTGATACCATTTTACGGTAGCGATAATGCAACCTCAAGATTTGCATGGCTTGCTGAATATCTTCACGAATGTGGAAAGTAAACAATGAACCTAGTTTTCATTATCAAAAATCGCGACAACACACCATTTATGGTCGTCTCAACGACCCCTGAAGGATCCACCTTCAAGCCAATGACCGAAGCCGCTAAAGAAGTTGCCAAATTTCTCCGTCAAGAATATGGCAAAACACCTATAACAAAACCTGAACTAGTTCAAACAATGGACTCATCAAAAATTATTGAAGGTCCAAGCCCATCAGGATCAGCGATAGAGAAAAAGGTTGCAAACCTTGCATTCCTTAAACAGGAAATTGTAGAAACCAAAAACCTTCCTGTTCTGTCAATATCTGAGGTTTTACTTTCTGAGTTTTCAAACGAAGAATTCCGAAATGTTCTGAGTTTTAAGGCTTCATCATTTATCTCTGATCAAACCCAATCATCTTTCAACTTTGAAATCAAAGGTGTGCGAGCAATTTGGGATCCGAGTCTTTCTATTCCCGGCACTAACCGTCGTGGTGGTTTCCGATGCCCTGTAGGGACACGATATGGCGGACAGATCACCGATCGCTTTGGTCGTTCGTGTGGTTGGGGCGTAGCACGCCGTATCGCCAACCAAATCGCTGACATTGGTGAACGCTTAGAACAACGAGATGACGACAAACGAAAGCGTCGCCTTGACCGTCGTAACGCACGAATGATGAGACGGCTTGGTGGGGTTCCCGAGACTGGTCGCGTTGAAGGTGGTTTAAGAGGAATTGCTGATCGTCTTGAAGGTGGTGACAAACCGAAACCACGAAGGGCTCGTGGTGGAGGTAGAGAATTCGCTGCCGAAGTTTGGAATGCAAGCAATGTTGGCAGAGTTGTGAACGCTGTTAGAGGTGAAAGACAGCAAGGTAATGAACAGGCAGAAGTGGATGCACCGTCTGCTCGCCGACCACAAAACAGGAGACGCGATGTTATTCCAGAAACAGCGCCAACACCTGCGCCAAAACCTCGTCCTACACGCCGACCTGCACCAGCAGGACAACGACGACCACAGCCACGCCCACGCGTTGCACCACAACCAGCCAATGTTGATGTACTGACAGCACGCGAAGCATCAGACGCAGGAGCATCAGAAGATTTCAGCCCATATGTATTAAGAAAATACAACGAATACGCTAAGCGTGTTCGTGAAATCCGTGCAGGTGGTGGAAATGCTGGAATGTTGACACGCCGCGAATGGTATGCAATCAACAAACCTAATCTTCGTGACGCTTGGAAAGATGCTCACGGTCGTAGCGCACCACAAGATTTTGAACCACCGACACCGCAGGCTCGTCGTCCAAGGAATAACCGTGGTCGTCGCAAGAAGGCAACGACAGCAGGCGCCGCCCGTAGCGCAACTCGGAAACCCGCACCTGATGATGTACCTGAACCAGCACCAGTAAAACCTGTGCGCCCTGCGGCAAGGAATCCTCGTCTTGAACCAACACAAGATTTTGACCACACTGGTGTTGCTTATAGCCGATTTGAAGATGCCAAAGAAAAGGCTAACCGCCTCGCAAGACTTGAGAACCGTCAATTCCATGTTGTTGCATATACGCAAAATGGAAAATCCTCTGGTCGTGATGCGTATTATGTATTAGACGATGATCAGATGATGGCAGTTAGAGGAAACCAACAACTCCAAGACCGTAGAATGGTCAGAGAAGAATTTGGTGTTCCTGCTGGAGGATTGACCGCTCTTCGCAACAGGATAAATGCACAATTAAACGCCCCTACCCCACCATCACAGGGGGATGGTTCGCCAACACCACCAGAACCTCCAACACCACCAACTCCCCCAAGAGCGCCGAGAGTAAGAAACGCACCAAAAAATAATGTTGTTTCACTTGACGAAGAAGCCGCGAAGAGAGTCAATGACCGAAACGTTGCAGGGATAAAGAAAAGCAAAGCGTCACGGTTCAATAAAAACCATGGTCACGTTGAAATAGATGGAATACTTGTCCCCAAGGCAGTGAAAAAGGGCAACGCAAACATTTCAACACAAGCAAAAGCAAATCAGTTTGTGAAAAATGGCGGAGATCTTGATGATGTCCCAGATGCTTTCCTGAAAGATGCGATTCTTGCCAATGGAAACTATCCGAACGAGCCTGCTGGTCAGATCTCAAAACGATTTAAGTTGTTGGCTGATCCGGGTAACGGAATCAACAACAGGGCGTCACGAAGCAAAAAGAACAAAACATATGTAGTGGAAGATGCTGTTTCTGGTAAAAAATATATCCTAAAGAGCCCGTCTTTTGTTGAAAATGAATTTATTGGTGAACAATACGCAGCGGTGCTTGGTCAAGCATTTGGCAGACCGATGTCTAGAGTGAGAATTGCTGGAGACATGGTTAGTATTCGTGGTCACCGAAATATAACTAGGAATGCGGCAATTCTTGTAGAGCATTATGGTGATGTAGTTGACGGTGACATAAAGGCTGGACGGAATCGTCCAAATCAGATAGATCCAGTAGCGCAAGGAATGGTGCGAGTTTTGGATCGCGTTATGGGCAATCCCGATAGGCATGCAGGCAACTACCTCTGGGTTGGAAATGAGCAAATCCCAATTGACCATGGCATCTACAACAACGGCGTAGGAAAAATCAGAGAACTATCCAAGGCGGATGCAAAAAGAATGCTCGCAGTTGATCAGTTCAACCGACAGGATGCACCAGCACTAGCGCAAATACAAGACTCAATTTCAAAACTCACAGTACAGCAAATTGATCTGATTGTTGAAAACATGAAAGAGGCTTGGGGTTCATTGGATGCCGCTACGCCAGCAGATAAAATCAAGATAGATGCCTCAATTCAAGCAATACGAGTCAATCTCAAAAATCTGAAAGAGGCTGCGGACGAGATTCGTCTTGCAAGACCATAGGGAGAAACAAATGATTGAAGATGGATATTTTGTAAGTTTCTTTTCTGATGATGAAGCAAAGAAACAGGAACCACGCAACATCGTTGTAATCAAAAACGGAAAAGTTTCTATATATGTAAATCCAAAAGAAAATGAAAACGACAAGAATTGGTTATCTTCTCTTAAGGAGAGATTGTCAAAAGTTGAAAATGACAAAAAGAAGTATGAATACGAAGCATTATCACTTGAGAGTTTTTGGGATTGGAATGGCTATACGCCAAATCCTTCAGATTTCATTGAACCAAATCAGTATGACGGCAAGTACGACACCCTTATAGGAAAATGGAAATAAATGCTTCAGAACATTGTTGACTTTAAAGCAAAATCTTTCCTTAGTGAAAGAAACACGTCAACGATGGCTTACGAAGTTAAGGCTGTCCGTGCTATGTGGGATCCGAGTCTTTCCATACCGGGAACCAACCGTCGCGGTGGATGGCGTTGTCCAGTTGGTACTCGTTACGGTGGACAAATAACTGATCGTTTTGGTAGATCCTGTGGATGGGGTGTAGCCCGTCGGATTGCAAACCAAATATCTGACATTGGTCAACGCTTGGAAAATGTTGATGATGCTCGTAGGGGTCGTCGTATTGCTCGCCGTGAACGACGGATACTTGCAAGACTTAATCCCAATGGTGGTGGCGCTGGTCGTCTTGAGCAAGGTTTGCGTGGCGTTGCCGAACGATTGGACGGCGGAGACGCACCTAGCCCTCGTGGTGATCGTAGGCGAACTGTTGTTGCTCGACCACCATCGGTTGATGCACCTGACACACCACGAGAATTAGCCCCTGCTCGTCCGCCTCGTAACAATAGGAATCTCCTCGCGGCTGAACCACTAAATGTTCTGCAAGAAATGCGTGACGAATTAGAAAACGCTACTGGCGGAAGAGACAGCGACGATTACAAGCGTGTAATTGCGGAATTGAAACGACGCAATGCTGTTGCTCGTCCTGCCCGCAGACGGCGTGCAGTACAGCCAAGGGGTGAAGGTAATCTACGCGAATCAGAACAACGACGCATGGATCGTGAAATTGAACAACCCGGTGCACCGCGTACTGGCGAAGCACCTGCTCGCCGTCGTCGCCGTGCAGTTGTTGAAGCAACAAAGAAGCCAAAAGCACCAAAACAAGAAAAAGAAAATGCTGTTGAAAAACCTATAGTTGAGCCAAAGATTGTTAAACCTCGTCGCCCTAGGAAAAACCCTGAAGGTGACATAGGCGCGATGCTCAACGCTGAATCAGAACAGCGAAGGGTTCCAAAACCAGCACCTCGCGGAGATAGCGACAACGCGGCTCGTTCAGAGGAGATGAGGCGAAACCGTGAGGCGATGGCTCTGGCTGCCATCGCTGACGCACAAAAAAGAAAACGAGCAAGGAAGGCTGCACGAAAAGTTGACTTGAATCAAGCGTTGAACGACGACAATTTTCAAGAATATGTTGTTCGTGACGTCATTCCAAATGACCGAATAATGATTGTTAATGATCCAGCCAATTTTCCGCAAACTCCTGCCAGAAAAAGAGATAAAAGGGATGAAGCAAGCGCAAAAATTACTGCATCAAACGCAAGGTTGGAGCGTCTACAACAAGCAATTGACAGAGGCGAACTTTCAGACAATGACTTCATTGAACGAAATGGTGAAAAAATCAATATCGCACGAGTCAAGACATACATTAAGGATTACCGCGATTCGTGGCAGGAAATTCTTGATGCCAACAAAGATGAAGTCGCCGCTCCCGTACCTGCGATTGACCCGATTGACGCACCATTCAAAACACCAAAACGAGTTAAACCAAATCCTCCAAACATTGGTGATGAATCACCATCTGAACTTGTATTCAAACCAGCAAAAATAGACGTAGCGAACCTTTCTACGGCAAACGAAAAAATCGTAGAAGATGTATTGCTCCAAATCAAAGACCCTAAAAATCTACAAAACTTTGGGCGGCATATTGACGAAATGATATTTAATGACAATCAGGGTCGAATGGCTGCTGAAAGAGATTTTCAAGATTTGCTTCAATCAATAATTGAGAAATATAAAGCCAATCCTCAAATTGATTTGAAAAAAACAATTGAAGAAGCACAAGCATCCTATGTGCGAAGAATTGCTTTAAACAGACTCAAACTCAGTGAGGCTTTGAACAGGGACAAAGCCGCTGTTGATAGTGCTTGGGCTTTAATAAAGAACCCAACAGGAAATCTCAGTCCAACGCAAATGGAAGAACTACGCGTCAGCAAGGCAAAAGATATTGCCAAAATGAAAGAAAGTATTGGACGATACGAGCAGATGCTGAAGAATTATGATCGTTTTGAACCTGAAGTTGACAAAGCAGTAAAAAGAATTCAAAGAGGATTGAATTTCAACCCTGACGCAACTGGTGTTGTGAAACCACTAGACGAAGATGTTGTGAAGAAGATCAAATCACAAATTGACGATGCCATAAAGCGTCGTAGCGGAAAACTTGCTAAGTATATGGAAAAGCGTTACGGTACTGGAAAGAAACCATTTGAGGATATGACGCCAGAAAAATGGCGCTCGCTTGACTTTGCGGGGAAAAAGAAGTATTTAGAAGAAGCGTATGGTCATTCTCGTATTGAGGGTGCAAATGGAAAACTTTACAATGCGGTAGCAACGGTGCGAATAGGGAACAACGATCAGCACAGCGTGAGTGTCGTATTCAATGAAATTGATGCAAACGGGAATATTGTTCGTGCAGCAATTGGTGATTCCGGTCGCCTCGTGAGCGTAAATAGTGGATATGTAAAACAATCAACCATGTTCGTGAGAAGCAAAATGGACAGAGGCGCTGACATACAGACAATCTATAATCAGCATGCGTTTCTTTTCTTAAAGCAGATTGGTATCAGTAAAGCAAAAGTTGGTGCAGTTGATGACGGTCAATATGTTTGGGCGAGAGTTGGTTTTAATGGTGGCAATATACCCGAAAACAGACTAGGGGGATTCAAAAAAGCGCTATCTTTTTATGAAAACTTTGGTGCGGGTGGTTTGATTAACTCTGAAGCGGAGTATTTTAGAATCAAATCAATGATTGCTCAAACTCGTGGCGGTAAAAAGTTTATTCACCAAGATTGGATTTTTGCTATTGATGATCCCGCTAATGACAAAGTCCGCAGGGAGTTTGTTAAGCATTGGTTCAAGAGCAATCTTCCGTTTAGTAGTGGAACTTTCTCTTTTGCTAAAAACAAGATAGGTGGAACTGCTCCACGGAGACAAAGAGCACGAGCAATACCAAGGGGCAACGCGTGAAACTTTCAGAAGAACAAAAAAATTCAATAAAAGACCAATTGTTGTCAACTATCAAAAATTCGGAGACGCGTTCAAAGATTATTTCAATTGCTACTGGATACGCTGACGAAACTGGTGAAGATGGAGATCTTGAATCAATGGTATTGTTTTTGATGGATAGCGAGAATTCTTCAAAGATTGATGAACTATTTGAACAATACGGTATGTCTATGCCTTACACGGCGGAATAATAAATAAATGACCGATCCTAAAACAACGCGAGATCAGGCTCTTCGTGTTGCACGCATGCTTGGATGCCAAGGCGTATACGAAGACGGCAAAGGTTGGATGCCTTGCGCCTCGCGTGAAGAATATGAAGCCATCAAAAAAGGCAAAGACGAATACTTGAAAGTTCGTGCTTCTAAGAAGAAGAAGCCGTTGCCGAAAATGGTTCAACGGACAAAGCGTTTAGAAACAAAGTCTGATGCATATTACGAGAATCGTGCTGATGCTGTCGCTATTTCTAAGGCTCGTGGTTGTGGTGGTGTGCGAACCATCCTTCTTGCAGGGAAAAAGTATTATGCGGTTTGTAACCACAAGGCACCTAAACGGGGTTGGGAGAACCTTGATGAGAAACCTATTTCCGGTATCGCAACCTTGCCGGGTGGCGGACTTGTAACAGGCTCGTTTTCTGGTAAGTCTTTAGAAGAAAAGGGTTTCGTTAACTTTGTTAGCCGTTCAACAGACCCTGATACGTTCAGCGATCCTGATTCTGCTCGTATCCGTTCAAGGAATCTTGGCTGTATCGGTATTCGCCGTTATACGGCACGGGATGGGAAACTTGTTTGGCTTCCATGTTCTAATGTGTCTGACTACAACCGCGTCACAGGTATCCGAGGGGATAACAGCCCTAGGAATAAACCTCGCCGAAAGGGGGCGGGTTTTGGTAAAAAGGATGATCAGGGTTCAATGGCTCAGACTGGTCTGGTGTCTTTCAAGGGTGTACCGAAACCTAAAAAGAAACCACCAACCGTGACAAGTGGCGATATCAATGATTTGGCTGTACGAGTAAGAAACAACAACGCTAAAGCAAAAACAACAGCAAAAACCAACCTTCGTGACCTCAAAATAGTTTTCATGCGAGGCTTGGAAGATGGTTCAAAAGAGATTGCCAAGAAGCGCGTCTACAAGTTTTTGGCGTTGCTGAACTCAGACAAACCTGCCGATGTAAAATACTTTGATGACAACGACCTACTCCCGTTGGATCACCCATGGAGAAACCGCAAAACAAGCAAAAAGTGGGCTGGATTCCAAGAAGGCGAATACGGCGTCAAATATTCCAAAGGCTGTTGCCCACGAGTAGTGAAACGACACTACTCAAATTCCCTAACTTTTTAGGGGTTGCATTTTTAATACTACTTTGATGTTATTCTCGTATTACAGTAATAGTAACTGGACTAGGTGCTTACCGAAGTCTGCAATAAAAACATAAGTAATCACCAACCAAATCCAATTCACTAGGAGTGAACAACATGTCATTTGACAACAGCCGTTTAACTGAACTTCAAGGTGCAATGCGCACCAAGATGGCAGAAAACAAGACCATCGCCGACAACTTCAAAATTGAAGACGGCACCGTAGTAGTATCCGCAGAACAAAAGACCGCGTTTGATAAGAACATGGCAGACATCCGCGAAATCAAGAGCCTAGTTGAGGGTCTTGAGGCAATGCGCGATGCTGACCAATGGGCTTCACAACCACAGGACTCAGTAGCACAGGCTTCGGCTTTCGCTTCGCAGGAAATGCAACAAGTAGTACAGTCATTTGGTCGCAAGAGCATTGGTGAGGCATTCCTTGCTTCAGCAGAGTTCAAGTCCCTTTTGGCAAGTGGTTCGGCAAACATGCCAGCACCATACAAGTCAAGCAGTGAAGTTTACAGTCAGAAAGACTTGTACTCGGCACTTCCAACTGGTACCCCAGGTTCGTTTGGAACAATCCAACGCGATGCCCTTGTTGTTCCTCCAATGCGCACCAAGCGTGTTCGTGACTTGTTCCCAAGTCGCACCACAACTGCTGCAATCATTGAATACTTCCGCATGACCGGATTCACCAACAACGCGGCACCTGTTGCTGAGCGTAATGGTTCCGCATTTGCAGCCAAGCCACAGTCGTCTTTCACCTTCGTTGGTGAGCAGGCTCCTGTTCGCACTTTGGCTCACTGGGAAGCCGCACACCGCAATGTTCTTGCTGATGAGCCACAACTGCGCTCAATCATTGACAACGAGTTGATGTACGGTCTCCGCTTGCAGGAAGATGCACAGATCCTTAACGGTTCAGGAACGGGCGAGAACCTTACAGGTATCTTGAACACCAGTGGCATTCAGACCTACAACTGGTCGTCGGGTTTCTACTCGGCAACCGCAGGTATGACCGACACCAAGGCAGACGCACTCCGTCGTGCCGCTACCCTCTCATTCTTGGCTTACTACGAGCCATCGGGCGTTGTATTGCACCCGAACGATTGGGAAGACATTGAATTGACCAAGGACGGCAACGGCGCTTATGTCGTAGCAGTCTCGGTTGCAATGGGTGGCGAGCAGAAGTTGTGGAGGATCCCTGTTGTGGACACTCCTGCAATGACTGAAGGCACTGCACTTATCGGAGCATTCGGTACGGGAGCACAGATTTACGACCGTGAGTCAGCAAGCATTCGCATCAGCGAACAGCATGCAGACTTCTTCGTGCGTAACGCAATTGTGATCCTTGCTGAACAGCGTTTGGCTCTTGCAGTTAAGCGCCCAGAATCCTTCGTGAAGGTTTCGTTCAACGCGGCTCCATCAGCATAATCTAAGCAATTAAAAAACCCCGCTCTGACCGCAAGGTTGGGGCGGGGTTTTTTGCTTTTTGTGGGATAATGAGAACATATGAAATTCACTGACATCATTGCTGAACAACAAATACATGTTCGGGTAAAAGCAGAAAAGAAATGCCCTAAAGCGACTCAGGATATTGCGACGAACCTGAGCAACCGTGGCAAGGCAATTAAGACAGCAATGTATGGTCCGCTAAATCCTTCTGAACCTAATAACGATTATTGGGGCAAGATAGCAAAAGAATGGGATGTTGATACTGCGTCAGCAAAAAAACAACTGTGCGGAAATTGCGCTTTGTTTATACAAACCCCGTCTATGAAAGATTGCATGGAAAAGGGTGTTACTGGCGGTGAGCGCAAAGATGAATGGGAAGCAATTGATAGCGCTGGCGAACTTGGATATTGCGAAGCGTTTGATTTCAAGTGTGCATCAAAGAGGACTTGTCGCGCATGGGTTACTGGTGGTCCGATCGTTGAAGAGAAGTCTGCTAAACCGTTGCGTGATCCAAAGGGTGGTTTAACTGCCGCTGGTCGTGCGCACTTCAATAGAACAGAAGGATCTAACCTGAAGCCCGGTGTTAAAGGCAGAGCCGACACACCAGAAAAGATGCGGAGAAAAGGTTCATTCCTAACTAGGTTTTTCACTAATCCTTCAGGACCAATGAAAGATGAAAAAGGTAAACCAACACGGCTTGCTTTATCGGCAGCCGCTTGGGGCGAGCCAGTTCCACAAAACGCAGACGATGCGAGGATGCTTGCCGCTAAAGGCAAACGAATGCTTGAACGATACAAAAACTCTAAAGAAAAGGATTAATTGTGGAACGATTTTGGTATGGGGCTAAGTTATTGAAAGTTGTTGACGGTGACACTGTTGAACTTATGGTTGATCTAGGTTTCAATATCCATCACAAAATGCGTGTTCGTTTGTATGGAATAAATACACCAGAGTCTCGGACGAAGGATTTGAAGGAAAAAGAATTAGGTCTAAAAGCAAAGAAATTCACTGAAGATTGGCTGACAAGTCATGAGTGGGTTTTTGTTAATACAATCCCCGACAAGAACGACAAGTACGGTCGCATTCTTGCGCGTATCTTCAGTTCTGATCAGATCAACGATCCCAAAACCGCCTGCCTAAACATAGACATCATTCAGGCTGGTTACGCTCGTGAGTACTTTGGTGTTGGCGACAAAACATGGGCTGAATTTAAAAACAACTAAAGTTTTGTTGTTGCCTGAAACTCGTAATACCTCAAGTCGCTTTTAAGGTAATCAATCTGTTTCTTTAGATCCGCTACCTCTATACGTAGTTTTTCTAATTCGCTATCAACCAAATGGTTAAATCCTTGTTCCGCTAAGTGGGTTTTCTCAAGCATCTCTACACATTAGTTCTTTATTCAACTAGCAAAAAGTATGTTGAAGAGAACCTTCTTCCCTTGGTTACTGGTCTCACCCAATGCCACAAGTTTGCATCAAAGAACACACACGAATTTGGTTGAGGTTTTAGCGTAAATAGATTTTTTAATCCTTTGGTGTCAACTGTTGCTTGCTGAATCGGTGGTCTTTCAGTAGTGAAACACACTTCACCGCCCTCGTAATCATCGTTCAAGTAGTAGACAGCAGAAGCGTTTGGCGTAAAACCGATCTCTGGATCATCGGGGTAGTCTTTATTGGGGACAGAATCCTGATGATAGTCCATCCCTCTGTTATCAGAAAAATCAAGGATATTCCCACCTTTTATCTTGAGCAGTTTTCTTTGACAGTGAAGTGGGTAGAGGCTCTCAATATTTTTGCCTATAGACCAAGTTTCAATGTTTTGAAGATTAACCAAATGAGGTGTTTGCTCGCTCGTTGCACCATGCGAACTGAGAGCCTGACCAAGAACGGCATGAAAATTTGACTCTGAAAGAAAGTTTGTTAAATAAACAAAAGGGAGAGATGCCCCATCTGCCATTACAGCGTTTCCCATCGCATCTGTTTCTTGTATACATCAGGGCTTATAACCGAAGAATCCACCCACCAATCTTCATGTATTGTTCTGGCAACAAGTGTGTAATCAAGACAATCAAGTATTTCGCGCTGTGCGTCTCTCTGTCCAGTATTTCTGAAATACATATTCGCATCATGCTCAAAGGTGATAACCGAGAATCTGTATTGAGTCAACGGTATGGTAATCAAACCAAGAAGGGTTGTGTAATGGTTCCCGTTTGGGCGTGTAGCCCTGTCGTAGCCTGTATCAATATCAACCTGTAGATAGTCAATTTGTTTTGGAAAATGATTGTTTTCAAAATACGCAATGTAGTCAAAGTTGAGAGCGTCCCCCATGCAAGGGTTAGTTCTGTTGGCAATAAATTCGTTCCTTCGTTGCTCTAGCAACTCAAACGAGACACCCTGCCAGTCATATGTTTTCTCAAGTTCATATGTGTTGCTCCCCTCTGAAGAATGGAACGCTCCAAGTTCAACATAAAAACCATTCTTTTTGTGACCGAGCATTTCAAGGACAAAAGCCTCTTGCGAACTATTCCCGCTGTATTCCATGAACGAATACTAGCATTTACCCCAACTTGCCAAACCTCTGAGAATGATCCCCAACGGTCTTCAGCGTAGAGCCCAAAGTTCCCTTTATCTGATCATTTGAAATCTGATTCTGTTTAACTCCGTGATCAAGACCTTGAACCTCAAGTTTCAGAGATTGTATTTCAGAGACAAGTTGTTTAATCCTTTTTTCGGTTTGCTCAATGAAACCTTCCAACTTCTCTAATATTTCATCATATTGTGAGTCCATATTATTTGTCTCCGTTCTTTCTTTTATCCAAGCCGTGTAATGCTTGCTCACATATTTTAGCCCACTCTTGCGGATGGTTATTTTTCACCCATTGAATGGCTATCTGTGATCGCTTATTAGCGACAACTTGATGAAACCTAGCCTGAGATTTACCAGCACTAGTTTTCCTGTAGGCACGCATATATTCAGCGGCTGCTTGCTTGCACTCCGTGCACCTGCATTTAATGTTTGTGTAGGTTGCGTACAACCCGTGAACTATTTCTGGCTCCATGCCCATCCGTAAATATTGTAAAGATGTGTTTTTGCCACATCGTCTCGTGTTGTATTTTGACCAGAGTACCCACCAGCGAGGGCAAAGATCGCCTTGCTTTCACCAATGAAATTGGATACCAACTTCTCTCTTTGTTTGATCACTTCTTGATCAATTTCGTATGCATCCATTGGGTCAATCCCCGCATTGTATATGAACACGGTTTTGTCGGTCACTAATGGACGAGCGATTTCAAGCGCTTCTTTAATACAGTCAAGATAATCATCGTTGATACCACGAACATTGAGATAAGACCACTTTGCGTCACTTTCATAGGAATCAAAATGATTTGTGGACATATCAATATGCTGAATAGGTGTTTGTTCGTCATTCAATGAATTGTTGAACTTGTTTAGAAAGTTCATTGTCCCACCGCCACAGTGGGCGTCAAAGTCAAGAATGATTGGCTCAAAACCTTGCTCATGGGCGTAGATCGCCGACAAAGCAATCCCGTTGATAGTGCAGAACCCTGCACCCGAACCCATAGAAGCATGGTGGAGACCTGACGACAAACTTCCACACCTGCCGCCACCCGATTTAACCTCATCAACCGAAGCGATCAACCCGTGCGCATGGGCACGAGCGAAAGCGTAAGTGTTGGGGCACCATCTGAAACCTTGACTTTCAGATAGAAGCCTATTGTTGTTCGTCCTAAGTGCTTCAGCGTAATTTTTAGTTAGCCAAGAATTGATTAAACCTTCGGTGACGTCCACATCGGTCTTTGCGTAAGGATCGCAGATTTCCACATTTGGGATATCTTTATGCAGTCTTAACTGTGATGGCATTTCTTGGTTTTCTTTGATCAACGCGACAATATTGTCGGATTTGCGCGATGTGTCAAAGTCGTGGGAAATGTTTGTGTAGTCGCTGTTCCAAAATACTTTCATATTCTTACCAGCCACCCTCTGTGTGCTTCTGTCGGATTTCAAGAAGGGTTGTCCCTAGATTGAAATACTTGTCAAGGTGTTTTACGATAAGGATGTTGGGTGCGAATGTTCGCTTAAATCCATGACCAAAGACACTGCTTTCGTTTGGGTGATTTTGTTGTAGTTGCAGGAATGCTTCCAAAGGTTCTTCACCGTTTGCGATTGCCACCCCCCATGCTGTTGCCGTAGAGCGGGAAATACCTGCATGGCAGTGAACCAAGAGTTTTGGAACCCCTGCACCAAACTCAATGAGTTCTGCAACATTTTCATATGATGGTCCACCGTTGTTTTCAAACATGGTGTCGTGGAATTCAACGACTTTATGTATTGGGTGTCTGAATTCGCTGACTTCCCGTTTAGATGGTCCTGCTGTAATTACTGCGTCAAAGTCACGGCAGTTCAACTGTGCTTCCTTGAGGTTCATTACGGTAGGTAATTCGGTGATTAGTGATGTTTTAGGTATGTTTATATTATCCATACCGTAAGTGTAGTGCGCCTCATTCATTATTACAACCCACCCGTAGAGCCCATTTATACACAATGTCACGGTATATTTTTACGAAATTAGGGTTGCTTTATCTTGAAGCCTTAGTTATTATCTAATTATTAATTAAGTAACCACTAGACACAAATAGGAGCCACAATGGCAACAACATATGAGCAAATGAAGAACAAACTAGGTGTAACCCGAGGAAGGAAGCCACTACCCGTTGAGGAACGCAACCGACGCGCAGAAGCCCGCAGGGTTGAGGCAAAGCGCAAACTAGAGGCAAAGCGTCGTGCATCGTTCGTTCTACAGATTCGCTACAAGGATGAGTTTGATGCAGTTTTTGCAGAAGAAATGAAAGTTCTACAACAGGAGAACAAGTTCGCACCCAAAAATTAAATACATGGGTCACAGGTCTATGCCCCCTCGCATAGAGAGAAGGAGCGCCGAAAGGCGCTCCTTCTTCATGTAAACGGTCAGCATGGTGCGGGGTACACTTGTTTATGCCTGAATATATATATGGTGACATAGAGTTCTTGAGGGCTTCCACTGAACCATGCATAGTTTGCGGTGACCCAAGCGGTAACTGTGTGCCCGATAATCACAAACCACCAACAAGGATATTTGGTCTTGGACTGTTCAACTCCCTAGACGGTAAACAAACATTCAGAGTTGAAGAAGATTTTTTTATGCCCGAAGAAGTATCACCGGGAGTTTTCACAAAGGTGAGAAAATTTGCTGTTGGTCAAGTAATACCCTTAGAAGAAGCACGAAAATATAACCTTACTAGTAATTAGGATTTTACTTAAAACCCTTGGTGCTGTAATATAGTTCTCTGCCTAAATTGCAACTACACCGAAAGAGAACAAAATGACCGCAAGAATCACTGAAGAATTTGTTGACCGCTACAAGACACAGACTCCGCCTTGGGGATTCAGCGGTTTAGGTGAAGTTGTTTACTTACGCACATACTCACGACGAATTGAAGAACTAGACCGAAACGAAATTTGGGCAGAAACAGTACAACGCTGTGTAAACGGAGCAATAGACATTGGGACACCACTAACACAAGATCAAGCAGAAAAACTCTACGACCATGTGTTCAACCTACGAGGATCATTCTCGGGTCGCGCACTATGGCAACTCGGAACCCCGCTCATCAAACAGTTCAACGCGGCATCACTCAATAACTGCTATTTCGTAAACATAGAAAAAGTAGAAGATTTTGAATTTCTTTTTGACCACCTCATGCTTGGTGGCGGAGTTGGTTTCTCTGTGGAGCGAGCAAAAATCCATGACCTTCCAAAAGTTTTGACCAATGTAAAAATCACTCACGAGCGATCAAACGATGCGGACATTATTGTCCCTGACTCACGACAGGGTTGGAGACGACTGCTACATAGCACATTGAAGTCGTACTTTGAAACAGGGAAGTCTTTCTCGTATTCAACGATTCTTATTCGCCAATTTGGCGCACCCCTCAAGACATTCGGCGGAACAGCCAGCGGACCGCAAGCGCTGATTGATGGGATTGAAGATATTTCTAAGGTGCTTCAAAACCGAGAAGGGAAAAAACTTCGTTCAATTGATGTCCTAGATATTTGCAACATCATTGGTCGTGTTGTCGTTTCGGGTTCATCCCGCCGTTCAGCACAAATCGCGATTGGTGACCCTGACGATGTTCTGTTCCTCCGTGCGAAGAATTGGGCATCAGGAGAAATTCCGGGTTACCGTGCCAACAGCAATAACAGCATTTACGCTGACTACTACGACCACATCATGCCAGAACTATGGAAGGGCTATACGGGTGGTGGTGAACCGTACGGCTTGGTTAACCGAAGGCTTGCACGGAAGTTCGGGCGACTCAAAGAAGAGCGTGCAGACAAGACGATTGAGGGGTTCAACCCTTGTGCGGAGATTGGTTTGGGTGACGGCGAATCATGCAACCTTTCAACCATATTTCTCCCCAACATCTGCTCAATTGAGCAATTCAAGGAAATATCCGAGTTGCTTTACATCGTTCAGAAGCAAATCACAAGACTTAGTTACCCGTACGCCAAAACCAATGCGATCGTGTCTAAGAATGCACGCCTAGGTCAAAGCATCTCGGGTGTGTTGCAGGCTTCAGAAGAACAGGTTTCTTGGCTAGATGAGGCTTACCGTAATCTTGACGAATTTGATGTCAAGTATTCCAAAGAAAACGGATACCCTCGTTCGGTGCGGTTGACAACAGTTCAACCATCTGGCACGCTCTCATTGCTTCCCGGCATCACCCCGGGCATACATCCAGCATTTGCACCTTTCTACATCCGTAGGGTGCGTTTTGGAGCGTCTGACGCCCTCGTTGACGGTCTCCGTAAACGAGGACACAAGGTTGTTTGGGATATTGGTATTGACGGGAGAGAAGACCACACACGCTATGTCGTAGAGTTCCCATGCAAGTCACCAGACAACGCGGTTCTCGCAGAAAACATGACAGCCGTTGAGCAACTTGAATGGGTGCGCAAAATGCAAACCGAATGGGCAGACAACGCTGTTTCGGTAACCGTGTACTACCGAAAGGAAGAACTTGAATCCATCAAAGAATGGCTCTCCAAGAACTACGACACAGGTGTCAAGTCCGTGTCATTCCTCTTACATGCTGACCACAACTTCCCGTTGCCACCATACGAAGAAATTACTTCAGAACAGTACGGTTCGCTCTTAAAGAAAATTGACATGAGCATTCCCCTTAGTCAGGCAACAGGTTTAGATCTAACGCTTGATGACTGCGCAACAGGGGCTTGCCCAATCAAATAATATGACTCAAAAAACGATTCGCATTTATCCCGTCGTCATAAGAGAGGCAAGGTACGGCGGGATATATGAGGGCGGGAAGTGGATTGCCTTCGCAGAGTGCGATGAGTTCACGGAAGCGATGCTCAACTATTTTGAGGGTGATGACTGTGACGCCGTTGACCTTTTCACCGATGAGTACAAGCAGACGGTTGGAATAGGGGAAAGCCCAAACCATGCGTATGCCGATCTTTGCAATAAGAACGGAATTGAAACAGAATAATGTTCCCAACATTAAAAGAACTTGGCGCTCATGATGTCTACGACAAGGCTGCGCAAATAATAGAGGAACAAGGGTTCTCCAACTACACGACATATGACCCATATACAAAAGAAGTAGATATTTGGGGATCAATACTTCTTGCCTGTGGGGGTAAAGAAAAACTCCTTGCACAAGGAGAAACAGGAGCAGAGGAGTGTGGAGTTGCGCCATTCATGACTGGTAGGGCGCGATTCTTCTGCGAATACCTAGAACTGATAGTGAATAAAGAAATATCGGACTGGTGTTCGTCACACAGCCAAAAAGAAGCGATCAATCTTCTGCGCCTTGCTGGCGACAGGGTGGCAATAACTTTTAGTAAATAATTTATGTCTATAAATAATTAATCCCCCCACAGACCTGCACGGATGTGGGGGGATTAAATATTTTGTCGGGTTTAAATTTTTAGATCAGGAATAAGGGTAGAGGGCGTTCACACCATCTTGGTCTGCCGACTGATCAATTTGAAGAAGAGCGGTCAAGTTTGAACCAGCAGTTCCTGAACCTACAGCAGCGACTACGAGGTGCAACAAGTCATCTTCTGCGATTTCGTCCGCACCATCAACTGTTGACATTGTTGCTTCTGCCGAAGTGGCGGCGGCTGCAAGTGACCAAGTTCCGACAACCGTTCCCGAGGATGTTGCCTTGCGAACAGTTCCGCTAAGTGCTGAACCAGCAGGAGCAGTACCAACTGCAACTGTGATTGCACGGACACGACCTGCGACAGGAGTGCGAACAACAACAGTTGAAGTTGTTGCGCATGCGCCTGTAACCGTCATTGGGAGAAGAAGTGGTGCTGATGCTGACATTTTTGACCTCCAAGTCAAAGAGAAATACTGGAATACCTATGTAGGTAAATAATACAACATTTATTACCCCTCAGAAGTAACCTCAAAAAGTGAAGGCTGGCTTGCATTAATCTCCTCAGCGACCCTCAATTTTTCCTTTTCATCCGAAAGACGCAATGTCGCTATTTGTGCATACTCAGGGTTCAATTCACACCCCAAATATGATCTACCCAACTTCTGTGCGACCACACCTGTAGTACCAGCACCAAAGAACACATCCAGCACCGTACACGGAACCGTCTCAACAGTTTCACACTTACAGCCCTTTTCCCACCCGATCGTGTCGGTTTGAGAATAACCTGCGTCGCCCTTGCCGTTTATTTCCCCATATGCGCCTTCGTAGGTGTTTGGTCGGTAACGAGGATCGTCCACTGACAACTCGTTCCGAGCAATCCTCTTGCGGTTCACTTGACGCACTAGAGGTGACCCACATTGAGCACAACATCCCATTTCGCTCGTACCAGCGGAGATACAAGGCTCTATCAGATCCTGTGGAAAGGTCGCGAAGTGCGCCCCCTTGAATGGTTTCGTTGTTACCGTCCATACCGACCTCTTGTTTCTAAAGGCTCCTGTTGAACCGTGCATAGCGTTAGAAATACCTGCGTCTTTACGGCTGTCTGCACGAGATCCCCTATCGTCGTAAGCATATTTTGCTGGTTCTTTTATCGCTTCGCTATCAAAAAAATAATGTGACTTTTTGGTTAGCAAAAACATGTATTCGTGTGCTTTGGTGCACCTGTCACGAACAGATTCAGGCATCGGGTTAGGTTTAGCCCAAATGATGTCTTGACGCAAATACCAACCATCTGCCTGCAAGGCAAAAGCAACGCGCCACGGAATACCTACCAAATCTTTTGGTTTCAGATCGCCGTCATCGCGACCGATCTTTGCCCTGAAATCTTCATTCTCCCCGCCAGCGTTGGATGCATTGGTGGACGCAATTGACTGCTTCCATCCGTTGCCGTTACTACCCGCATAAGAGTCACCAAGGTTCAACCATAGAGTTCCGTCTTCTCGCAAAACTCTGCGAACTTCACGAAAAACCTCAACCATATGTTCAACATATTCATCAACGGTTGGCTCTAAACCAAGTTGACTATCTTTACGCATCGCGCCACAACGAGGGCATTGGACTTTATAGATGCCGTCACCTATTGCACCTTCAAGAAGTTTCTGTCCAGTTGTGCAACTTTCACTGAACTTACTATCTCTTTTGTGCGAGCACTCAGGGTCGCCACCAATCCAGGTTGCGGTTCCGTAATCCCTTAGCCCCCAATACGGAGGTGATGTAACAACACAATGAATGCTGTTATCTGACAACGAAGCAAGCGTCTCACGGACATCACCTAAGAGAATGTTTGAATCAATAACAAACGGCAGCACTGTTTCTTCGGTTGTCATTTTTCCCCTCGTAAACCCCTCATGGGGTTCAGACTACTTGCTAATCTTGAACCACGCAAGCATTTTCTTGCGAAGAGGCAAAGATTTTACGTTATTTGCCTTAATCAAAACAGCAGATTCATCCACGAATGACTTCATGAATTTTTCAGCGTTAACGAACTGTGGTTTTGCTGTATCAATTTTAATTTCAGCCAAAACATTTTTGTTGCTTTTTTCAGCGGTCGCAGAAACCTTCTTGGAGACAGGCTTCTTAGCAGGAGCCTTCTTTTTTGCAGGAGACTTCTTTGATGCTGTTTTCTTGACTGGTGCTTTTTTGTTTGATTTTGATGACATGCAGAAAACCTTAGTACAAAGAAAATCCCCAAAATGCAACCCTCATTTTGTGAGGGGCACCATACAGTAAGGTTGGGTCAACATGTATACAGGATTCTACGAAACCGATTTAGACAAAATAGCACTATGCGCCGAATCTGTCAAAACGGCAAAACTTGCCTTGATAGATGAAGACGGAATAGGATCCGATTTAAATATTAATATTTTTGGTTGGAAAGATAATGAATTAGTCACAATAGTTCAACTCAAAAACACATTTGGCATACCCAAAGACGAACGACTTCAGCAGATCATAGAAGCATCAGTGATTATGAGACAGGGATGGGGTATTGACGAATACACACTCGCAGCCGAGGGCTACTGCTCAATGTCCCCTTCGGATACTGAAGGAAAAGACTTGGCAACGTTATATGCAGATAACGAGTCGTCGGTTGAGGAGTGCATTTCCTTCACTCACCTAACCGCCACTGACCATGTTTTCGTAACGCTCCCATACAAAGTGAAACTTGGCAGGAAAGTTGAATTTGGGAAAACGCATTGGTACAACGGTGGAAGAGTCATGCGAGACATTGCGTTCCCCGCTGCACTGAAAGCATCACTCAGGATTGATTCACAACCAATAGATGACAGCGTTGAAAGAGACGTTTATTATGGAACGCTCGCATCTGCGATAATGCATTGTGGATTTGAAATATTTTATAGGGACGATGTATAAATAAGAAAATGGAGCCAATAGATTTTTTCCACGAAAATGGTTATGTTGTATTCAAAAAGGCTATAAGCGAAAGTCTTTTAGATGAATACAATTCTGTATGGGAAAAAGAAAACTCCAACAAAACTGATCAGTATGGAAATAATTTTGGGTGGGATAAAGAGGAAGAGTATCTAGAACATCCCGAAGTAATGGACATAATGTGCAGTTCAATAATAGTAAATTTTTTTACTGAACTGAAACTTGCTGTTGCTCTTCACCGTGTAGATACATGGTCTATGAGTAGCCAAAAAAATTGGCATCAGGATTCAATACATTCAAACCCCGTCGCCTTCAACAACTACATAGGTGCTTGGGTTGCGGTAGAAAATGTTTTGTACGAAACAGGACCATTTCAACTGATACCCAAATCACATAAATGGGTTTTTGATAAGCATGCGGCTTATTTTGGAGAAAATAGCGGGGAAGTGATTGATGGACGGTGGTTAAACTATGAACTTGAAAAACAAGTTGAAGAGCATAAAGAAGTAGAGCATTTTACTTTCCTTGCTCAAAAAGGCGACCTGTTGATTTGGCATGGCAATCTCTTTCATCGCGCCCTAGTGTCTGCTGACAAAAATGCGACAAGGAAAGCCGTTATTGGTCACTACAGCAACTCAAAGCAATATGAAGGTGCAGTTGACGAAGGATACGAAAAGAACATGACCTCATTGCTTGATGACCCAAGCGTTAAACAATGGAAAAACTTGGGGTATTACTACGACAGAAAAAGGTAATTAGAAATTTGAAGGATTTTTCTGTTTTTCAAATTCTGTCCATTCACGGAATGAACCGCCGCTGTCGCCGTAGCGGTCAAATCTGTCAACAGAATGCATTAGGAATGAGTGGGTTGATACAACGATCGCCGTTGTGATAAGAATTGCAATAATCATAGGGATACATGATGCCATCTCTGCAAGCGATCAACTGCAAGAAACTATCGTTTTACGAAATTAGATGGTGTCAATCTCTTTTTGTGATACGGCATCGTCCTCAGCATCAACTATCTCAGCATCCTGAATATCGTCGCCATCTTCAAGAGCAGGGAAATCATTCAATAGTTCCCTGATCTGCTCTTTTGGAAGGATCCCTGCATCAGCCATAAGTGCAAGAAGTTTCTTGCCCTCTGCTTCAGAATCAAACTTCTCAGCGCTAAGAACTCCGGGAGCACCAGCAAGTACAGCGCGAAGAGGGGAAGCATCCCTCACATCCATCTGCACATTGACATTAGTTTGCTCCATACCAAGCAACTTCGCACGACGATCAATGATTGAAAGAACCGTTGAAACAGCCTTAATGTCGGGTTCAATAGCAACCTCTGTGCCGTCATCCATTTTTTGTTTTCTGTGTTGCGTCATCGGCCAGATTGCGGACTGCAAAGCATCCAAACGCTCAAGTTCCATTTGCAAAACTTCAGGGTAAGCAAGCAAAGCCTCTTGGTTCAACTTGCCCAACTGCCTACGAATTGAATGGGAAACATTGGTAGACCCAATTCCAAACCGTCTAGCAATTTCGGCGATAGGGATACCAGCCTGCCTCATCTTGAAAATACGCAAATCGCGTTCAGCGAGAAACTCTCTAGTTAAACCCTTTTCAGCCATTTCAAACCTTCATGAATTCCATAACTTCAAACGGGAAGACTTTCCCTCTTCTCATCTTAGTTGGAAACTCTCTCAGATCTCGCGCACCTCTAAAATGGCGGACATCATAAACATAGTCACCAACAGCAGTAGGGTCTGGCGTCAAAGACAAGCCAAACTCCGGCCAGCGTGACCAAACAGCAGAACCAAATGGGCGTAGATCACGGCTTGTCGTAGATGTGCCCAACGGAGCGTGATGTTCTAGCCAAAGAGCACAGTTGTAATAGTCCCTCAACATGTCAAAGTATTTAGCAATCTCAACCGTGATCGCTTCGGATGTCCTGCCACCGGGATCAATAAATGACTTGTAGATCGGACCGAGCAGAAGTAAATCAGGTCGTATTCTTTCCACAGTTTGCTCTATAAACGCTTTGTCGGCTGGTCGCATCAGGTCAACACCCGATGGTTTCATCAAGATGTGGCAATCAGGCTCACCATCCAAATATCCAAGATGTCTTGCCGCTCCATGGATGCTGGCTGATGTTCGCTTAATAATCTTTTCAGGGTTTTCCAAGTCAATCGTTAAAGTTCTGATCGGCTTCATCCGAGACATGGTAAAAGGATGTATCCCATACGCACTACAGATAGCGATCTGTCTCGCAAGCATTGTTTTACCAACACCTTCAGCGGCAACAACAATTACACGCTCTCCGCGTTCCAAAACATTTGGGATAACCCAATCATAAGAATCATCAACGTCTTCAAGGACGAGTTGCGCCCAATTGACAAGTCGCCCCTTGTCGCTTCTATCTTCCACGCCAAAAGAGTTAACAAGCATTGATGCTCTATTAATTCTTGTTGACTCACTCAAATCTTCATTTGCTAAAACTTTTACAAGTTGCTCGGTTAAAGATTCAATCGGCGAAGTTGCCTGAACTACTGCCTCAATTTCTTGTTCTTCATCATCGTGGACAGTTACTTCTCCCGACGGTTCTGTTCTATCCAACTCAAGCAAATCATTAAGAGACTTGCCAGCGTTAATCATGTCTGAAACATCTTTGAAACCATTAGGTGGGACGAATGAACTGATAACACATCCATGCTTAGCGAGAACATCACCAACACTGATCGCGTGCTCCCTACCTACTTCATCATTGTCGGCAACAATAAAAACCGTTGCACCCTCAAGCGCACGGGAATGAATGTCAAGCCATTTACCCGCACCGTTTGGTGGGGTTGTAGCAACCATGCCTTGAGCAAAAACTGCGTCAGCGTCTTTCTCACCCTCAACCAACCAAATTACTTCACCGTTGCGTTTTGCTTCAAGAACTTGTGGGAGACGATAAAGAATTTTCGGTGTGTTATCTAAAGAAAAAATCCATTTGCCGTTCCCGCTTGGATCAGGTCGCCTCTGTCTAAAAGTTTTCTTACCGCTTTGATCAGTGAAACGCTGTTTCTGAAAAAGCAAAATTCCGTTTTCGTCACGGTAGTCGTATGTTGCAATAAGGGTGAGTTTTCGTTCCTCTTTTTGTGGTGGATACAAGTCCACAACTTTCAAACCAACAGACTGACAAATCTCCACAACCGAGCAACCCTCGCCACGATGACAAGAAACCAAAACCTTGTCTTCTGCGCCGATACCTACCGAAAGAGAAGGATTCTCATCGTCATTGCGACATGGGCACCTTGCATCCCACCCATTGTTTGTTGGACGAACACCTTTCAAGCGAGACAAAAAATTATCTACATGCGGAAGGTGACTATTGCTCATTTTTTATGGAACTCAAACTCTTTCTAACTTGGCTATTTATGAAACCACGCCTAGAAGAACGACGAATAGAGTCAGACGGTTGACGCTCTGGTGGCAGTTTTATACCTCTAACTCTTCTCAAAACTTCTCTTTCAACTTCAGTCTTCCCACCCCAAAACCCGAGCGGCTCATAATGCAAAGCATAATCCAAACATCCTTCTAGGACTTCGCATTCCGAACAAATCTGTATGGCATTAGCGGCATTTTCTCTACCAAGACGATCAGTCGGCGAGTGGTTGGGATAAAACATAACAATGTTCTTACCCCTGCAATTTGCTTTTTCCGTATCAAAAAAATTTTCTATATTGCTTGCATCAATCATGTTGCCCCTCGCAAACTATGTATAACTTGCATCAGGATACAAGCAAAATCAGCAGTCGGTTAGGTATTCCTACTCTTATCCGCAATTCTTTTTGCTGTCTCAAAATCAAGAAAAACTGTAACATAACTGACACGCAGAATGTTCTCTTCGTCAACGATGGAAACCACCTCAACACTTTCCTGTGCACAACCTACGGCGTTCGCCACCCCTGCCCGAAGTTTTGCAACATCAACTTCCTCCGATGTAGTCTCATCATAAAAGTCCCAGACCTCTTCAAGGGTCGGTGGCTGAACTATAGTCAGCGCTTTAAGTTCTCTGCCTTTTTCTTCACCGATCACGCACCAAGTACAAGCAATCCTTGGCGCTGATGATGCCCTTTTTCGGACTTCAACATGACCACATTCAAGTTTGTGATAATAGGAAACTTCACCCCATGCGCCTTGTTTATCAATAGAAACAATCAGTTTCTGTGGGGCAGATTTTTTGTTAATCACAAAATAACTTGAAACATTTAGGCTATACCGAGTTTTTTCATCCAATCGGCATATGACTGTTCATCTTTTGCTCCATAAAAACCAAGTTCCCTACCTGAAAGTATTTCAATAACTGGGTTGTCGGGATCGCTATGTGTTGGAAAACTCGCTGACACAGATCCCGATTCATATCTAACCGTAAACCCCCTATATGATTTCCAAAAATTTCGCCAGTCATCAATACCAACCGTTTCTAGATATTCCTCTGTTTTACCCGCAGTGAACTGTGTGTTCACATCTATTGCATAAAGCCTATAACCACGAGTCCATGCACGCATAGCGAAGGTATGTTCTTCTCCCCAAAAAAATACTCTTGGATCAGGACTGCAATCAGTCAAAAATTGACTTGCGCCAAAATGGAATGCTCCAGAAACACCATGAATTTCCTTGTAGCCATTCGCCAACGAGATATCATCCCATTCATAATTATTATTCGGATGATGCTCAATATTTAGGGCGTATTCTTTTAACTGCCTTAAGTTGCCATTCATAAATTCACTTGTATTTGGTGGCTGTCCTTCATGAAACCATTCATCTTTATCTTCATGTTTTATAAAACCTGCTAGATTCATGTCTTGTTTATAAAATCCACCAGTTAACTGAGTTATTACAATTTTTGAACTACCTGTGTCCGTCTCTATTTTGCTAAAATAACTGACCAAAGTTGAATCCCAGTTTTTTTTCATTCTTGTATGCGCGTCTATCCGCATAAAGAACTCTTCATCCATCAGTAACTTTGACGCAGAAAAATAAGCAAAACCAAGACCGAGTGGGCGAGGAGAACGTACATCCACACACCGAACACGGTCACCGTACTCCTCAAAGGTCTCAAAATCCTTGTTATCCGTGCGCTGATTGCAAATGCCGACATAAATGCGTTCAGGATGTTTCGCATTTTCAAAAATGCTGTTCACCGTGTTACGCAAATCTTCTTCCTGAAAAGATGGAATTACCACAAAAATTCTACGCATCGGACTATAGTAATCTAAAAAATGTGACAAAAATAATGGGCTTAGACCTTTCCCTGACAAGCACAGGTGTGAGCATTGGCGGACTGACAACGAGCATCCGATCCAAAAACAAAGGGTCAGAACGACTCCTAGAGATAAGGAACGAAATCTTGGCACTAGCCCAAGATGCTGGTGTCCAAATAGTGGCGGTAGAGGGCTACTCATATGCCTCACGACATTCACAAGCCCACTCCATAGGAGAACTAGGAGGCGTTGTAAGAGTCGCGTTACGCGAACTAGGCGTGCCAGTAGTGGTCATACCCCCAACCTGTAGAGCCAAATTTGCTACAGGAAAAGGAAACTCAGGTAAATCAGAAGTAATGTCAGCAATCTCCGCGAAAACGGGGATAATCTGGTCGGGTGGAGACGGCAACGACAGATGTGACGCTTGGATCCTTGAACAAATGACACTGACATACTTGGGACTATCCCAATACGAGTGGAATGCAGATCAAGTTTTAGCGTTAAAGAAATGCGATTTCACGGCGATAACAGGAGAACAACATGGGTAGGTCACAGCCAATATCTCAAGTAGAAATTGAATCTGAAATCATGCGCTTACTTGGCATTCTTGAAGAAGAAACAGAAGCCTTTGAAACCCTTGCTGTTGACGCCGCAAAAAAAGATGCACTCATGAAGGGCAACTGGGCTAAAGAATATCTAGCCGCCAAAGGAAGCATAAAAGAGCGTGAAGCGTGGGCAGACTACAAACTTTCTGACGAAGCATATTCGTATAAGATCAGCGAAGCGTTAGTTAAATCCAAACGAGAAAAACTGCTCACCGTGCGAACATCTTTGGACGCACTCAGAACATTGAACGCCAATGTTCGTATACAAACAGGAGCCTAAATGTCAGGTATTCACAAAAGCATAGAACATCTAGCGACACCGTTAGAAAAACTTGTGCACCTTGAAAATAACCCACGCAAAGGAAACATTGATGCAATCGTTGCGTCATACCGAGAATTTGGTCAAGTAAAACCGATCGTAATCAAAGACAATGCTGACGGAACATCAACGATCATTGCAGGAAACCACCAATACGAAGCGGCTAAAAAACTTGGTTGGGAAAAAATCGCATGCGTGAAATTTGAAGGCGACACCTCTAGTGCGATCGCATACGCTCTTGCGGATAACCGAACCAACGAACTAGGAACAACAGATAGCGACATGCTATTTGAACTCTTGGAAGAAGTAGGCGAAGAATACGACGAC